CCAGCTACAGTCCGAGCGTGATAACAACCGTCGCAGGCAATAGGGTGAGAGGCTATGTAAGATAATCATAGGCGTGAAAGCGAGTGTCTGCCAAGACAGTCTGACGAAGCAGAAAGCAAAGACTCAATGAGAAATGACGGTATATCCGTTATTTCAGACAATATACGGAGGGCGAACTGTATCATACGGTTCGCCCTTTTACATATCAAAGACACAGGAGATGAAAATACATGGAACTGAAAATCGATCCCGAATTTGAGAGCAAGATACCACCGCTTACCGATGATGAGTATCAGCTTCTTGAAGAAAATATCATTGCCGACGGTGTAATTCTTAATCCTTTGATTATATGGAATGGTGTGATCGTTGATGGTCACAACCGATTCCATATAGCAAAAAAATATCCACACATACGATACACCACTCATGAAAAGGAATTTACTGACCGTCATGCAGCAATAGCATGGATTTGCCGTAATCAGCTCGGACGAAGAAATCTGACATCCGAACAGAAGAAATATCTGATCGGTAAACAGTACGAAGCTGAAAAACTATGTCAAGGAACAAACAATCAATACATTCAGGCAAAAAGTGAAAGTTCCCAAAATGGGAACTTTCAAAAATCCGAAAAAACGTGTGAACGAATAGCAAAAGAAAATGGGGTCAGTAAGAATACCGTACTCCGAGCAGAGGACTTTTCAAAAGCCGTTGACATTGTTGATGAAGTTGTCCCCGGTACACGCAAAGAAATCTTATCCGGCGAGTTGAAGCCGACCGATAAAGAGATACGAGCTATGGCGAGAGCCGGTCCCGAAGAATGTGCCGAGATGGTGGAAGAATTACGAAAACCTAAAGATGAACGTAATCTTCTCAAAAAGATCTCCGAAGATATGCTCCATGCGAGAAGCAGCGGCAAACCGTCCAGCATGATCTACGAAATGAACGATGCTCTGGAATCCCTGATCTTCCGCTGGGAGTTCTGCCACAGCCATTACCGACAGTTTTTCGATGATGAATCCTGTCGGGGAGAGGTAAAACAGCTCATTCAAAAAGGATTTGAATTTATGAAAACATATGAAGGAGGAATCTTCCATAATGACAACGCCTGAAACAATCTATAAAATGATGGTGATCGACACCAGCGAGATTGAAGTCCCCCGTGAGAAATATCAGCGAGACTTCAACGACCCGAGAACAAAGCGAATCGTAAAGGACTTTGACGAGCGTATCGCAAACGAACCAAAGCTCAGCTTCCGCGATAACAAATATTATGTATTCGACGGACAGCACACCATCGCCGCACGAAAGCTGATAAACGGCGGTCATGATCTTCCCGTTCTCTGCAAAGTGTACTTCGGTATGACTGCAGAGGAAGAAGCACTTCTCTTTGCAAAGCAGACGGGAGAATCTGCTCCGGTAACAGCAGGGGCAAGAATCCGAGCCGAAATCTTCGGTAAGGACAAAATTGCCGTAGCATTTCTGAAAGCTAATGAATCCATCGGTCTGTCGCTCGATTACGATCATGAGCGTGGAGAAAACCGAATCGGCTGTATCAAGACAGCACTTGACGCATACCGCAGGCTGGGTGAGGAACGCTACAAGGAAGCAATGATAATTCTTGCAAAAGCATGGGACGGTGCTCCCGATTCCTTCCGTTCGGAAAACGTGATCGCCATTACCCGATTCATCCACATCTACCATGATAAGTACAATCCCGACCGTCTGATCGAACAGCTCAGTCAGGTAGACCCGATGACTATTCCGCGCAGAGGTCATGCTGTGGGGACAAAATTCGCAGGCTACAAGAAATATCTCTATCAGGTATATAAAATCTACAACGGAAGCGATAAACGAAATGCGCTTCCTCTGAAATTCTGAATCAATTACCGTAAGCGGCTCCGAGCAATCGAAGCCGCTTTTTACATACCCAATTTTATGGAGGAAACATAAGCACATGAATGAAAAATGGACATATCGCAGAGGTGACATTTACCTTGCAAATCTCGATCCGTATATCGGCTCCGAACAGGGTGGCACAAGACCCGTTCTTGTTTTGCAGAACAATGCAGGCAATTACTACTGTCCCACATTGATCGTAGCACCGCTGACTTCTCGGTTCTATAAAAAGACCGATCTTCCTACCCACTGCATTCTCGAAAATGTGGAGTGCCTTGCAGAATCATCCATCGTTCTCCTTGAACAGATCAAAACCATTGACAAGCAGAGAATCAAAAAGTACATGGGCAAGATCAGCCGCAAGCAGATGAACGCTGTGGATGATGCCATTGAAATCAGTCTCGGACTTCGTATTCCCGAAGATACCGAAGCACCGTAAGGAGGACAGCAGCATGGGTAAAAGAGATAAATACAATTCTCTCGGGTATCTCGATATGACCGCTTATCTTGCCATCCGCAAGATCGAACGGGAGAAAGCGATAAAGCGCAAGCGTGAAGATAAAAACAAACGCAAAAAGGACAAGCGCAGGAAATAATCGTCTGACATGACAAAGCTCTGATTTGCATAAAGATGATACAGACTCGATAAGGGAGGGACTGTATGCAGGAAAACTTATATAATGAAATGAAGAATATTGATCTGAATACCGTTGATCGGGATGCGCTGGTGGACATCCGCGACGTAAAGGTAGATACGGCACTTCCCAAACGGGAACGTGCCATTGATTTTATCCGCCAGATCGGAAATCCCTACTGCTACAAGCACGGCAAATATGTTGTGAAGGTTGGCTTTGCCGATTCGGATATTTCCCTTGAAGAACGGCTTGCGGGGTATATTCGCTCCAAATGCTGACATCCTCGACAATGCGGGACAAATCGATTACAATATAGGCAGGACTAAAACGATGCTCCGTGCTCGGTAGTTTTGCTGAATACTGAGATAAGGAGTACATCATGCAAACACAGAAAATATGGAACACCACATTGTATCTCCGTCTGTCCCGTGATGATGGTGACAAGGAGGAATCCAACAGCATTACAGGACAGCGGGAGCTTCTCCGTGATTATCTCACCCAGCACCCCGAGCTTCGGGAGTATGCTGTAAGGGTGGATGACGGATGGAGTGGATCGACTTTTGAAAGACCGAGCTTTCAGGCGATGATCGAAGATGTGAAAGCCGGACGAACCGATTGTATTGTAGTCAAGGACTTATCACGTTTTGGTCGTAACTACTTGGACGCAGGCGAATATATCGAAAAGATATTTCCGTTCCTCGGTGTTCGGTTCATTGCGGTCAATGACAACTACGACAGCCTTGGTGACAAAAAGGCATCCGATGATCTGATTATTCCGTTCAAGAACCTCATCAATGAAGCCTATTGCCGTGACATATCGGTAAAAATCCGTTCTCAGCTTGAAGTCAAGCGGAAAAGCGGTCAGTATATCGGCTCGTTTGCCACCTTCGGTTACATGAAGGATGAGCAGAACAAAAACAAGCTGGTGGTCGATCAGTATGCCGCAGATATTGTACGCGACATTTTCAAATGGAAACTGGAAGGAGTCAGTCCGCAGGACATTGCGGAGGGACTGAATAAGATCGGCGTACTTTCCCCGATGGAATATAAGCGTTCCTTGGGAATGAAGTACACCACCACCTTCAAAACCAATGCAAAAGCGTTATGGTCAGCGTCAGCGGTACTGCGCATTCTGAAAAATCCCGTTTACACAGGAGTTCTTGTACAGGGTAAGGAAACCACACCAAGCTACAAGGTTCATAAACGTATCACGAAAGCAGAATCCGAATGGACGGTTATCACAGACAGCCATGAAGCAATCATTTCGCAGATCGACTTCGACAGCGTTCAGAAAGTATTGAAGCTGGACACCCGCCGCAGTCCCGATGAGGAAGCGGTACAGTTATTCAGCGGTATGGTCTTCTGCGGAGATTGCGGCGCAAGTATGGTTCGCAAGACTGTTCCGGCAGGCGAGAGAAAATATGTGTATTACATTTGCTCCGCACACAAGCAGGACAAAAGCTGTTCACCACACAGAATCCGTGATATTGCTCTTAAAGAAATCGTGCTTGACAGCTTGAAACAGCACATCCGTGAAGTGGTAGACATGAGTGAACTGCTGGATATTACCGATACAGCACCACTCAGAACGGCACAGGCACAGAAAATACAGCGGCAGATCGACAAGAAGTATGAGGAATACGAACGGCTTCAAAAGCTCCTGATGTCGCTGTATGAAAATCTGACCGACGGTGTGATCGACCGTGATGAATACACCCGATTGAAAGCGAGCTTTACTGCCCGTGCCGATGAAGCCGAAAAGCAAATGGACGCACTTCGGGAGAATCTGACCGAAATTCAGAATCACGGTACGGAAAACGCATGGATGGATGAATTTAAGAAAAGACAGGGACTTACATCTCTTGACCGTGCGGTTGTTGTAGCTCTGATCGACAGAATTCTGATTCACAGTAACGATACCATTGAGATCATTTATCGCTGGCAGGATGAATTTGCATGGCAGCTTGACATTCTGCGGAGTACAAAATTACAGGAAGTAGGTTAAAAGATGGCAAGGACAAAACGAAAGACAAACGCTCTTGTACAGGAGGTTCAGCCAAGCACACCTGAACAGAGAATCTATAAAGCCGCCGCTTATGTGCGGTTGTCCGTAGAGGACAGCGGAAAACCGGGTGCAGATACCATTGAGGGACAAAAGGCACTTCTTACGGAATACATTCAGAATAAGCAGGATATGGAGCTTGTGGCTGTGTTCTGTGACAACGGGCGAACGGGTACGGACTTCGACCGTCCGCAGTTTGAGAAAATGATGGATGCGGTACGAAGCGGCAAAGCAGACTGCATTGTAGTTAAAGACCTGTCACGCTTTGGACGTAACTATAAGGAAACAGGCAATTATCTCGAAAGAATTTTTCCGTTCCTCGGCGTTCGCTTTATTGCAGTCAACGACAATTTCGATACGCTGACAGCAGAACGGACGCAGGACGGGTACATAGTGCCCTTAAAGAATCTCATAAACGAGGTTTACAGCAAGGATATATCAAAGAAAGTCGAAGCCGCCCTGCACACCAAACAGCGTAACGGCGAGTTTATCGGTGCGTGGGCACCTTATGGGTACAGCAAAGACCCCAATGATAAACATCATCTGATTATCAACGAAGAAACAGCACCGACCGTCAGGCAAATATTTGCATGGCGATTGGATGGTCTCAGCGTGGTACAGATCGCAAGACAGCTCAATAATGCCGGAATCTTATCTCCGTCAGCTTATCTTTACGAAAAAGGTGAAGTCAAGACGGAGAAATACAAGGGTGTGCCTTGGCACGTTCAGGTGATAAAGAGTTATCTGACACACCCCGTTTACATAGGTCACATGGTTCAGGGACGTAAAAGACAATCCTTTTATGAGGGAAAACAGCAGACCTATGTGGACGAAGCCGATTGGGTAATCGTCCGCAACACCCATGAACCGATCATTGATGAAGATACCTTCAACGCCGTGCAGGAAATTTCAAAGCAGAAGTATGATGAATACCATGCAAAGCTGGGCAAATTCTCGCATTTGGAGCACAGCGAAAACATCCTGCAGGGACTTATATGGTGTCCGTACTGTCAGCGTCCGTTTGTGCGGTACAAGAACGTCAGCCACGGTGTAAAACTGTGGTACACACTCATTTGTCCCGGTCATGTGGACGATCCCGAGAAGTGTCCGTTTGTCAGCATCCGAGAAAATGATCTCAAAGAGGTACTCTTTACGGCAATACAGGCTCAGATCGCACTTGCTGCCGATATGGATGCGGTGATGAAAAAGCTGAATGCACAGCCGGAATTCCGTAAACATCGTTCCGATCTGGAATCAAAGCTGGAAACTGCCCGACGTACCTTAAAGCGCAGTCAATCGCTGTATGACAGCCTGTATCAGAATTATGTGGAACAGCTTATGACCGAGCAGGAATATGTCACACTCAAAGCAAGATACAAGGCAGAATCCGATGAAGCGGAACGTGTGATTGCTGCATTGGAGCAGGAACAGAGAGAAAGTAAGGTCTATACATCCGAAAACCGATTCCTGACTGAGTTCCGTGCATTCATGGGTGCTGATACCCTGACAAAAGAAATGGCATCCGCATTGATAGAGCGTGTCTATGTGGACGCCGACAAGAACATTGATATTCACTTCCGTTACAGGGATGAGTATATAGCCATTACGAATTTGATTGAAGGGAGGATTTCTCTGTGAGAGTAGCGATGTATCTTCGTCTTTCCAGTGAGGACGGAGATTTACGGGAAAGCGGCAAAGCCGAATCCGAAAGCATATCCAATCAGCGCGGACTTTTGCAGAATTACATTCGCAATTCTCCCGATTTCACAGGATGGGACATCTCCGAATTTTGTGACGATGGTTTCAGCGGAAAGAACTTTGAACGTCCGCATTTCAAGGAAATGATGGAGCAGATCAAACAGGGGCAGATACAGTGTATCGTAGTCAAAGACTTATCCCGTTTCGGGCGTGATTATCTTGTAGTCGGAAACTACATCAGCCGTGTTTTTCCCTTTATGGGTGTCCGCTTCATAGCTGTAAATGACAACTTCGACAGCTCCCGTCCGCAGGATATAGACAGCCTTGATACATCATTCAAAACGCTGATTTATGACCTGTATAGCAGAGAGTTATCCGGCAAGGTCAAAGCCGCAAAGAAAATGAGAGCAGAAAAAGGATTGTTTCTCAGTCCATTTGCTCCATATGGTTATATGAAAGACCCCGAAAACAAGAACCGTCTGCTGGTGGATGAAGAAGCCGCACAGATCGTGCGGAAAATATTTACCCTTACAGTAAAAGGTGTAAAGCCGATTGAAATCGCTGCAATGCTGAACCGTGACGGCGTTCCTACCCCAATGTTGTACAAGCGGATGGCGGGTTGCTCACGCACACGCTGGCCGAGCGTACACGAAGAAAACTTCTGGACACAGGGGTGTATTTTCAAAATCCTTCGGGACGAGCGATACATCGGTAAATGTGTTTACGGAAAACGTGAACGGGATATGGTGGGCAACTGGCACAGCGTAAAACGCAGCAAAGCCGATTGGATTATCACAGAAGAAACCCATGAAGGGATTGTACCGAAAGAGCTTTTCAATAAGGTACAGACACAGATGAAGGAATATGCTGAATATGCCTTCTCGCCATCCCGAAGGAATCTTCTGCAGAAAAAGGTTCGCTGCGGAAGCTGTGGATTCTCGATGTATCTCAGCAATACAAAAAATGCTAAATACTACTGCCGGATGCGAAACTTGGAGAACGGATATGATTGCTCGGATGAAGGACTTCGGCAGGAAGATCTTCACGAAATGATCGTTACTTTAATCCGAACCTACGCTGCGTATGCGGTCAGTCTGGAGAATCTGATGCTTCTTCAAAAGGAGCAGATGCAGGCAGAAATGAAACAGGCACGACGAGAGCTTGCAGTATTGCAAAGCAAAAAAGGTCAGCTTGAAAAAACTCTGCAGGAGCTATATGAAAAACTGATCGACGGGAGCATGGATAAGGAAAGCTATCTCTCCCATAAAAGCAATGTCAACAAGCAAATGCAGGAGCTTGATGAGAAGATCAATGCTCTTGAAAATACTTCCCGAACAGTAACTCCGCAGGGTGGTGTGTTCATTGAGAAGTATAAGGAATATACTGAGCTTGAAACGCTGACACCTGAGATTGCACGAGATATTGTAAACCGTGTGACGGTGTATCACGATGGGAAGATCGAAATTGAACTTGCCCTTCGGGATGAGATGGAAGCGGTGCTGAACACGCTTGAATCAATGAAAAGTGTATGTTAGCAGGTGAATTTGTAAACAAATTGAGAAATCTTTTAGTCCTTACTTGACAGCGGCTGATGACGGATGGAGCGGCACCAGTTTTGACCGTCCCGACTTTCAGCGTATGATCGGCGATATTGAAGCGGGAAAAGTCAATATGGTCATCACCAAAGATCTGTCACGTCTGGGACGGGATTATATCATGACAGGACACTACATGGAACGGTATTTTCCGGAAAAACGTGTGCGGTATATTTCGCTTCTGGACGGCATAGACACCGGGACTGAATCCACTGCAAACGATATTACCCCATTCCGTGCCATCATGAATGATATGTACGCCAAGGATATTTCCAGGAAAATTAAGAGTGTGAAACGGGATAAACAGAAAAAAGGACAGTTTATCGGCGGAAAACCGGTCTATGGTTACAGAATGCACCCCACAGAGAAAAATAAAATCATCATTGATGAAGAAGCGGCCACTGTTGTGAAGCGGATTTTCCACATGGCACTTTCCGGTGTAAGCTGCCGTCAGATTGCAGTACAGCTGAATAACGAAAGAATACCAACGCCTGCGGTGTATGCCGGGCTGCATCAGGGGCGCATCGGTCCATATGCCGGTATGTGGTCCGGCGAGCGGATTTCCGAAATGCTGCGGAACGAAACCTACATCGGCAATATGGTCCAGGGAAGAACGGTGAAAATCAGCTATAAATCGAAAAAATGTCTGAAACAGAGCAGAGAAAACTGGGTTGTGGTGGAAGGGACCCATGACCCGCTGATTGACAGAGATACATTCCGGAAAGTGAGTCAGCTGCTGGAAAGCCGGAAGCACACCAGAAGCCGCAGGTATGATTTTCAGCTGAAAGGTTTGATATACTGCCGCGAATGCGGATACCCTCTGGCGGTTCTGAACCGGAAGAATGCTGCGGGAGAAGATGTACTGTACTTTGTCTGCAGAACTTATCAGAGGTTTACGGGCGCCGGCGCCTGTACAAGCCACATAATCCGGGAAAAAACGGTCACAGAGGCGGTGATTGCCAAAGTCAGAGAAGTCTGTGAGGTCTGGCTGAATCCGGATAAGATGGAGCCGATTGCTCAGGCTGCCGTTGAGGATACCCGGATGACTGGCAGCGAAGAAAGCCGGATTCGGGAACTGCATACAAAAATCGGGAACATGACAGCAAATCTTGACAGGATATACCTGGATCGCCTGAACGGGCTTCTGGCGGAGGGGGACTTTGAGCGTGTTTATCAGAAAATCAAAGCGGATCGTATCATTCTGGAAAATCAACTCAGGGATGCAGAACTGGAGCAGGAACATTCCCTGAGATCTGAAGACAAAGCAAAAGAACTGGTCATGGCATTTACAGAATCTGCCTTTGAGAACAGGGAACTGCTGGTCAGCCTTGTTGAACGGATTGAACTGACCGAAAACAGGGAAGTTGTCATAAAATTCCGGTTCCGGGAGCCGGAGCCAGTTTTTTAAGTGAAAATCGCTTACAATAAGCGAGTCGCTATGTATCGCGGATTGAGAAAAGTGCACTTGAGAAAATACGGAAAATTTTATGATATGTAGGGACATACACGCGCCGTATGCCCCGGAATCTATCTCATCGAACAACCGTCAGTCTGCCGGAAGTTCTGATGATAGTATGGCATTCCGGCAGAAGAATATGAGCGGAAGGACTGCAAAAAATAAAAAAACTTTTTGGAAAACTATTGACAAAAGAGTAAAGATCGTGTATAATCTATAGGAATGAAAAAGAAGCAGAACATTTCCCGTTCTCACCGGCGGTCAACAGCGATACGTCCGGTTAATAGAAGACTCAAAGATAGAGTCTTTCTGTCGTGCGGGAAACTGTTTCCGGCACGTTTTTTGTTTTGAAAATATGGAGGTGCGTAACTATTAGCGCAAAAGAACTGTACATCAACGACGACATCCGGGCTAAAGAAGTCCGCATGCTGGATGAAAACAACGGCCAGCTGGGCATTATGAGCCTGAACGACGCCAAGACCTATGCTTACGACCGTGGACTGGATCTGGTTCTCATCGCACCCACTGCCACGCCGCCGGTCTGCCGGGCTATGGACTACGGTAAGTACCGGTACGAGCAGGACAAGAAGGAAAAGGAAGCAAAGAAGAAACAGCAGGTTGTGGAAGTCAAGGAAGTGCAGCTGTCCTGCCGCATTGACACCCATGACTTTGAAACCAAGGCAGGTCACGCCATCAAGTTCCTCTCTGAAGGGAACAAGGTGCGTGTCAAGCTGAAGTTCAAAGGCCGCGAAATCGCACACCAGGAACTGGGCCGCGAAATGCTGGAAAAGTTTGCCGAAGCCTGTTCCGAAGTGGGCACTGTGGATAAGAAACCCGTTCTGGAAGGCAAGCAGCTGACCATGTTTATGGCTCCTGTGACCCCGGGTAAGGACAGCAAATAAACGCTTGTCTGTCGGCTGGGTAGTGCAGTTTTCCCCGGAAGGGCGCACCCACTGACATACAGTCCGGTCAAACCGGGCTGACTGTATTGCAACCGCATACCAAATCGAAAGGAAATAACAAAAATGGGAAAGATTAAGACGCACAAGGCTTCTGCCAAGAGATTTGCCGTAACCGGTACCGGTAAGGTAAAGGTTTACCACTCCGATCACCGTCATAACCTGGGTCAGAAGGACGCCAAGAGAAAGAGACATCTGCGCAGCAGCCAGATCCTCTCCAAGGCTATGACTGCCAACGTAAAGAGACTGATCGGTCAGGACTAATTGGGTAAAGCTCGAGAAAAAGACAGAAAGGAATAAATAGAGATGGCAAGAGTTAAGGGCGCAATGATGACGCGCAAGAGAAGAAATAAAGTTCTGAAGGCAGCCAAGGGTTACTGGGGTTCCAAGAGCAAGCACTTTAAGATGGCCAAGCAGGCCGTTATGAAGAGCGGTAACTATGCTTATATCGGCCGGAAGCAGAAGAAGAGAGATTTCCGTGCACTGTGGATCACTCGTATCTCCGCACAGGCAAAGGTAAACGGTATCAACTATTCTCAGCTGATGCATGGTCTGAAGAAGGCCGGTATCTCTCTGAACAGAAAGATGCTTGCTGAAATCGCCGTTTCCGATAAGGACGCATTTGCTGAAATCGTAGCAAAGGCAAAGGCTGCTCTGTAATCGAACATAACTATGGGTGTTGCAGCGATATGTGACACCCATTTGTTGTATCCGCAGAAAAACACGAGAACCGCAGACCGGTAAAGAATAAAAGGGAAACGCATGATGAATAGAGAAGAATGTTTGCAGAAATACCAGGCGGAACCTCTGCGTTCCCGGACGGGCGCAACGGTAACTATGCTGTCCAAGCTGAAGGACGCAAAGTATCGGGAAGAATACGGTCTGTATCTGGCGGAAGGGGTAAAGCTGACAGAAGAAGCACTGGCCTGCGAAAATGCGGTGCCGGAAATGTTGTTTGTCAGTGAAGACGGACTGAAGAGCGAACGGATTCTGGCTTGTCTGGATACGGCAAACGAAAGAAACATTCCGATAAAGCTGGCCTCTCCCGAAGTGTTTGAAAAAGCAGCAACCGAAAAAGCGCCTCAGGGAATCATCGTTGTACTGAAAAGAAACAGGGACGACGGATTTGCATTCCGGCCGGAAGGAAGATATATGCTGCTGGATACAATTCAGGATCCGGGAAATCTGGGAACTATCCTTCGTTCTGCTGTGGCATTTGGGAGCGACGGACTGATCCTGTACCGTTGTGCAGATCCCACCGGTCCCAAAACGGTACGTGCTTCCATGGGCGCGCTGTTCCGCTGTCCTGTCAGAATGACAGACGATCTGGCGGAAACGGTGCAGATCCTGCAGAATGGCGGACACCGGGTATTGGCAGCGGCTCTGTCAGAGGACAGTCTGTGTGCCGGTAAAGCTGATCTGCAGCGTTTCCGCC